TAGCTGTGGGGCTTTGCCTGGGGGCTGTTTGTCTAGTAAGTGCCTAGTTGTATTTCTGTAATCGTTACTGACCAACAGTTTAATCGTCTAGTGTAACAGGTTTAGCACCTGTCGTACTAATGTCTATGGTTTCTGCTGCGTTGTCTCTTTGTATATTTATCTGTACTGCTAAGTTATTGTTTTTATTATCGTTATTACCAAATATTTCTTTTTGTGTGCGTTCTAAATACCAACTATCAGCCTTCCAATCACCTCTTTTACCTGCCTTTGCGATGTTCGACAGCCTAGAAACTACAGCCATGCTTTCGGCTTCACGTACCAAACTAGCAAACTGTGGATCACGTTTAACCCACCGATTAAAGCTGTCATAACTTACACCACTCGCTTGAGCAGCTATCATCTTTGGATTACCATCTCGCAGTAATGCAAGGATTGCTTCTTTTACTTCTGGTGTATCCTTATCAAACTTCTGCACATGATCGACTTTTCTCGGCACAATGGTTGTCGGTTGTCGTACCTTTTTGTCGTTGGTTGTCGTTTCAACTACTTTCCTAGCTAACTTAACCTTATGCTGAATATTACCCCAACCCTCTTTCTTAGCCCTCTTAGTAATCGACTGTCTTGAAACATCATAGTCATTAGCCAAAGAGTAAGCTGACTCACCATTGTTGAACCTAGCTTCTATTTCAGCCCAATTAATTCCAGGTTTTGATTGATTGTTTCTCATAATAAAATACTGCTCACCTCATTGCTAGTCTGGTTAGGAAAAAGAACGTAAGCAATAAAATTTGCAGTATATAAAAAACATACCCACATTTTGTCTGACTTGTCTAGTGTATACAAAATTTTTTTTTCAATCACGTTTTTTATCCTTGTTATGTATAAATGTTTTACAAATCTCACAGATAAAACTTTTCCATTTATTGTCATCAAAATGGTAAATAGCTCTACAACTATTGCATTTAACTGTGTTACTCATTCTTTAACTTCTCTATCAATTCCATCAATATAACTGTCCATCTCAACTTAGCTGTATCTTTATTACATCCTAAAAACATAGCTATCTTGCGCCAAGAAAACTTAGATGCTCTAGCCCATATCAATTCTTTCTGTGGTTTATCGAGATACACTAGCCACAATAAAGCCTGGTCACATCTATCAATCTGTTCACCTGTAGGCTTTGCTCGTGAGATAGTATAATCATTATATCCATAAGCCTGGTTAGGATCGTTAGGATAGTCTGGCCAATGTATCATCTTCTGCTTTTTCATTACTGGTGGCATACGATTGAGAACATCAACCATTTCTTCAAACCTGTCAGCTAGTTCTACGGCAGTATATTCAGCCATTATGTAACTCCAAATAAATGTAAATATTTTGCAGGACAATGTAATCTGAAATCAGGATCATCAGGTGGTGGACAACTAGCTTTGAATATCCAAGTATTTTTACCGAAATCATAAGCCTTTGCTCTAGCTTCCCACTTTGATCGTTCTGGATCGACTTGTGCAGCAGCCTTAAACTCATCTGTTATATTATTAAAAATCTGAAAAAGATAAGCACGAACATTACCCTCTGGTTTATTTTCAAGCCCCCTCCTTAAAATAGTAAGAACTAACCTGTCTTTTTCTTCCTTGCCTTTATAACCAGAGTTATGAGCCTTTTTAAATAACTGTCCGATAATATTCTCACCATCTTTGTAGGTAGTATATTCTGCTAATACGTTCTTATAATACTGCCATTCATTTACATCAGTTGGAGCAGTTTTTGGCTGCTCTGCCTTTTGTATCTTTTCTTTACTTAGTATATCTCTATACTTAGTAATGTACTGATTTGCCGTATACGGCTCAGCCGTATCCGATAAACAAGGAAATGGTGAATCATAAACGTAGTAGCTAAAACTAGAGTACTTACCCTCTGTTCGCTGTTCTTCTCTAACAATATAATTTCTTTTAACTAATTGGTTTATGACCCTGTAAGTTTTATCTCTGCCAAACTTAAATCTATTTTGTATATTTGTAGGCTTAACTATCCAGTTACTTGGCTTGGACAACAAATAAACCATAACTGCCAGGCAATCACTATCAAGCCCCTCATCATTGAGCATATTGTTAGGGATAACACTATAGTTCTCTTTCAAGGTTGATTTGTTAATAAACTGTTCAGTCATTGACCAACCTCAAAAAAGTTCTTTGTGTTGGTTGCTCAACCCACTTAATTGTACCTTGAACACTATCAATTTTTCTTGCCATTAGTTCTGGACACTTGCCTTTATCCTTAAAGTTGCGACAAACATTAGTGCTATCAACAGATGCAAATGGCCATCTTTTTCCAACTTGTGATGTACCTCTAAGCATATGTATATGTGGCAAAAACTTATGATGATTAACTAATGCGTTGAAGGCTTCATCTACTCTATTTGACCAACGATCTGATCCGACCTGCCAGTATTCACCAGAACTACCAAAACAAATCCTATGATAATCATCAGCTAACTCTAATAAATAATCTATCGGACTATTTAAATGCCACACAGGAGCAGATAATTCATTGGGATAAGGCCACTCTAGTAATTCTTTTCTATTATCTTCAACTGATCCACCAATAACATCTGGTATGACAGCCCAATGTGGATGCCCTAATCGTTCCTCTAACCAATCATACAACTTATATTTATTTATAGGTTTACCCAACGTATATGCAGAAAATGCTCCATTATCCCACATAATTGATTGACCTAATTGCATACATCTAGCAGCATCATCAGGTCTTGCAAAACTAACACAAAAGTTTTTACCACCCATTTTCATAAGTTCTGAAATAGGACTCAAAGGTGTACCATGATAAACAACAGTCATGCCCCTGCTTCCTTCCTTGTTTTACAGGCTAGACAACTATTACAGGGTTGTTCTTTACCCTCATAACAACTATAAGTTTTAGATAAATCTATCTGATGTTTTTTGGCTAAATTAACAACTTCGGTTTTAGTCATATGAATTAATGGTGTTGATATCGACACAGGATATTCAGCAGATGCAAATGACTTTCTTAAATGGTTGTAAAAATCTGGTCGGCAATCAGGAAATCTATCCCAATCAGACCAATTACTACCCATATAAACAGTTGTTGCACCGATAGAACTAGCATAACTAGCACCTAAACAAGCTATTGTGGCATTGCGACAATTAAAGACAACATCATTGCTTTTAGTTATCAAAGGTATTGATATTACTTCAAAAGGCAAACCAAAGTTATCAGCTATCTTTTCTGCATAATTAAGTTCAATTTTATGTGGTTGTCCATAGTCAATACCAATACAAGCAATGGGATTATTAGCTATATGCAAACACACACAACTATCAATTCCACCACTAAGCATGACTACACTAGATCGTCTTTGCATCTCGCTTACCTAACCAATACCAAATAGCTACAGCAGCAATCATTTTGCTAAGAAACATTGCCATTGTGCCAATAATTGTGAAATGATTTATAATTAATAAAAATACTGCTGAATCTATAGGTGTAGATAGTAAGCTAGATATTAATATTCTTTCTCTTAATGACTTTTTGCTCCAGGTATAATAAGCCCAATCAACTAACTCACTAACTACAAAAGCTACAACTGAAGCCAATGCAACAAAAGGACTTGCCATGACATAGCTAAGAACACCACCTATTGCCATTGCCCCTAATACTTTGTGACCTATTTCTCTTTGTGCGTAGTCACGCAGAATAAAAACTAATCCAACTACAAGTGCCATAGGTGGATATTTTTCTTCTGATCCAAGCCAAGTCATTTTTATTAATGGCACATATTCAAAACCAACATTGACTAAAACCATCGTGATTATATATAAAATTGTAAATTTAATTGCTTCCATGCTCTTTCTCCTTATAAAATTTCCCTTACTAAATAACAAAATGTTGGTAAATCTAGGTCAGCTACATATCGCTTATCGTAGGTTTTTTCTAATTGCACAAAAGCTATTGGAACTCTTACTCTGATTGGTAATCTGTCAAACTTATACACCAAGATAGGAATTTTCCTAACAAGGTCAGATGCAGTACAAACCTGTTGCCACCACTCATCTTTTGGTAAATATCCTGTGGCATATCTCTTACACTCTATGCAGAATGGCCAACTAGGATCGCTACTAATCAGATCACCATGATCGGCTGTCCTGGTCTGTTCTAAATCTCTATGTAACTTGATACCTAATTCGTCATCTAATAGACTTGCTACCTGTAATTCAAACCTTAAACCCTTGTTGCGAGAATTAGTCAATTAAACTACCTTTAATAACAAAAGTTGGCTTTCTAACTACTCTGCCGTAATCAACTTCTTTAGCTGCTCTAGGGTCATCTTTGAAAGCATCAGATGCTTGTTCTTCTGGATCAACAGTACGTTCAATGTGCGTATCCATAATCTTTCTAAGTCTACGTCTTTCAACTAATACTTTTGTCCTACAAGGTCTGCATTTTGTGTGATAACGAATACGATCATAAGAGTCTCGAAACATACCATACATAGATATGTCTTTATTCTGTCTACATTCCTTGCACTTCTTAATCATTGACCACCTATCAGCTTTGATAGTTGTGGGAATCGCAGTACCATTTTTTCAATAGTTGCCAAATTCGGTGTTTGCTTATTATGTTTCCATCTCCACAAGGTAGAATAGTTAACTACACCATGTAGTTGTTTCGATGCCTTATGAATACCACCGAATGTGTTTTCTAAAGCACTTATAATAATTTTATTCGTTTGAGTTGACATAACTTATTATTAATGCAAAAGTATGCGAAACTGCAATCGGACAATTTTCGGAGTATTGAATATGTTGGAAAATAATGTTAATATTTATGATATGGAAAAAGAACAATTAAAGCAGGTTATTAAGAACCTTGCTAAAAAGAATAATATGACAGCTAGTGATCTAGCTACACAAGCAGGTGTTTCACCTAGTACAATCACAGGCTTTCTAAATGATGTGCCTGGTCGTGGTCACTATGGTCTATCAGCTAGAACCCAAAGTAAGTTAGCTAATAAGTTTCCAGAGTTTAAAGAACAAATAGATAAACCATATGTCAGTAATTCATCTTACAACTTACCTGTAATTGGTATGTGGCATCCAGATTATAGGGTTTTAGGTCTTGAATTAGGTATGCCATCAACCTTTACCTGTGCTTGGTATGAAAATATTGAAAACTATAGTTCTGTTATTAGATCGCCTAAATTTTTTAGAAAAAATATTATAAAAAAAGGTATTGTAAATCAAAATATAGATGAGGTTAGATACTATTTATTTCAAAATATTTATAGTCCTGATTTGCAAGACACAGAAAATAAACAGATATATGCTACTACAGAATCAGGTAATTTTATAGGATATCAGGTCAAAGAAAAAGGCAAATATTATTTGCATACGTTCTTCGGAGATCGCATAGAAGAAGCAGGTGAAGTGCTAAAATCAAGTAAAATTGAATGGACTAGACAAGTTTAAATAATCACTCATATCAATACTAATAGCCATGATATTTAGTTATTGTGGCTTTTTTTATGCACAAATGCAAAATCATAAGTAATCATAATTATATGCTTGACACTATTCGTATTCGCATATTATAACCGAAATATGAATAATTTACATACAAGCGATACACTCATTGATATGTGGTTTCCATCAAGAATGGACATTGAAAACTGCCCTATGGATTGGTTCAACATCAAATATGTTTATGGTTTAGAACCTGATAAAATGCCACCTGCTAATGCTAAAATGAGATCAGGTAGTGCAGTTGAGTCTTGTCTTGTAGATATGATGAAAGGCAAAGCTGAACAAGAAGCTAGGGAGCATTGGCAAAACGTATTAGAACAACACCACCCTATCAATGACAAAGATGTTCATCAAAAGAATGTATGTATAGGTCAGTTTCAAGATGTAGTAACCAACTTACTTGCTGCTTTTCGTGAAATAAATGTTGAAGCAACTGACTTCCAAGAATTAGTTAAAGGTGAAGGCAAAGGTATTGACCTCGCTATGGGTGGTTATGTTGATGTAACTACCAAAAATTCAATCATAGAAATTAAAACACAATGGTCTACGGCTAGTGGTTTATTTAACAAAGATGGATCATTAAGGTTAAGAAAGCCTAGTAAAACAGAAACACCTTCAAAAGCACATTTACGTCAAGTTGCCACTTATTCTAACGCAGCACAAAAGCCACCAAAGTTAGTCATAGCTAATGCGTTTGAATACACAATCTTTGATGAAAACAACACAGAATTTTTGAGACAAAAACAACTCAAACAAGCCTTTGAGACAATGAGAATATCAGCTAGGGCAAGGCAAAACTTACTGAAAATATCTGATGATCCAAGAGTCTTTGCCATGTATGCGCCACTCAATCTCATGCACTACGTTTGGAATGATTTTGATGAAGAAGTTTTAAAAGAAATTATGGGTATATGGGGAGTAGAAATATGAAAAATGCACTTATTTGGTTAGGTCAATTATTTAGTTGTCTAGCATTATTTGGCTCATTTTATGTGATTTACATATTAGCTTGGGCTATTTATCCAGAGGGTTTTTAATGGCTTTTCAGAAACCACCTGTTGATTCAAGAAACATATTTACAACTGGAGTTGTGCAACAGGCTTGTGCAGCAGGAACAATAAAAACAACGGCTGAGTTACTAGAGTGGACTAAGGTTACCTCAATGGCTTATGATCGTTACCTTAATAGCAATGGTGTTGCAGTTCAAGAAGCTGCTTTTAACATCGTTGTTGGTTACTTAAATGGTCTTACAGATATAAGATACTTATTAGGTGACCCTACGGCTAATATAGAGCCGTTTCAAAATAGACATAGCAATGAAATACGGGTCTTTTATGACAATCAACTACTGGCTAACCTTTATAATCAAACATATAACATGACAAGAGAAAGACTTTTAAAATGATAAATGAGCAACAAGATATTTATTTTATAGAAGGTAACCCACAAAAAGGTTACAAGCCAGAATACGCATCTAAGGTTGGTGTAATACTACCACCAAATCCAAGTCGAGGTGAGAATGAACCTACATTTTTATTGAATATGCTACCTCAAAGACAAGGTAAAATGGTTGTTATGCCAAAAGGTCAGAAGCCAGGACAAGGTGCTAGTCAAGGTGGTGGGTTTCAACCAAATGCCTATCAACAAGCATCACAATCAATTAGTGGGGGCTATCCCCAACAAGGAAACAATGCCCCTGCCCCAACAGGGCCAAACGATTACGGCACAACGTCTGGACAACATCCTTATGCCCCTAGTGGGTCGAACTATTAAGTGACGTTTAGTAGAGAACATAATGTCTATGTGATCCCTATAGCTAATTGCTTGAAGGTTTGCATAGACAAACAAACAATAGCTATCCCAATGACAAAAGAAGATTATGGTAATTTTGCTTGGGAAGTCATGCAAAGATGGAGAGAAAGTAGTGACAAGGTTAGGGCTGAAGATATTGAAATATATAAAAAGTTACGTTAGAAAAAATGAATTGCCACCTACATTTGTAGAAATAATGGCAGCAGTTGAAACTAAATCTCGTTGTGCAGTACAATATGCAGTTGATAGATTAGAAGAAGATCAGCTAATAAAAAGAATACCTGGTCGTTCTAGAAATATTTGGCCTGTTTAATTATATAAACTTTCTTCTATTACATCACCAATATCATTGTCATCAGCTTCTACTAGGTGACCATATATATTCATAGTAGTCGCTAAATCTTTATGACCTAACTGTTTTGGTATCCACTTAAAAGATTTTTTTTCTTTCATAGCTACCTCAATAATAATACTTGCATAGTAATGTCTGAGAGCATGAACACAACCCTTCCAATCAGATTCTTTGCCTATAATTTTAAGTGCCTTTTTTATCCCACCTTTAACTAAACCACCATGAGTTCTTGGACTATTTTTTCTTTTAGAACTAGGAAACAACCAATCACCACCATTTAAACCAATAATATAAGATTTAATTCTTTCTACTGATCTAGCACCAATGTAAACAAATCGTTCTTGTTCTCCATTTTTAAGTTCATTGTATTTAATACCATACCTAGTTTGCACTCTTGTGATTTTGACAAAAGGCTTTGGTGAATTAAAAAAGAAATCACTAGCTTTTAATGGGCTAACCTCACTTGATCTAAGCCCCAATGAGCATAGGTGTGTGAATAAAGCATTATCAGGGTTACAGTACTTGTCAACTGCTTCTAAGACTTCCCTAGCTAGTTCTTTATTAGGACACCATACTTGTTTCTTTGGTCTGCTAATTTTAGCCTTTTTACTTTCAGATGGGTTTATATCAAAGTGCTTTCTATTCTCATTATATATGTAAGTAATTGCACTTTTAAAAACACTATAAATATGAACAATGGTTGTAGCTGATACATTGTGCTTTGTTCTTTTAAGTGTTTTTAATATTTTATCCATCATATGATCGTCTAAATCTGCTATCTTGTAATCAATTAGAGGTTTATCATCGACCATAAAAGGTGAATGTTCATCAGCTAGATGATTATTTACATAGCCTAAATAGTTTCGATAGCTTGTAGGGGCTACATTCTGCTTTGCATAAGGCAAGAAACTGTCAAAAGCATCTTTAATAGTTAACTTACTTTTAGGTTTTAAATCACTAATTTTACCTGCTTCTTTAATCTTATCTAAAATAATTTCTTTAGTTTTACCTCTAAATCTACGACCATTAACAGTTGCATAATATCCATTATATTTATCTTTGTTAAATCTAACTGACATTATTTTACTCCTCTTTGTTTTACAAAATTCAATATCTCATTCCAATCTTTTGTGCTTAATAGCAAAGAAAATTTTGACTTTGTTATACTTAAAAGATGAACTTCATTATTTTTGTCATTACTATAAATAGCCATATCATCGTAATGATAAATACCATTACCAACATCCACCCAATTACTTGGTATCTGTTTTGTCATTATTTTGCTCCCTTGTTGATACATTTTGATATAAATTGAGCCACTAATTCTTCATTGCTTTTCATTTCACAAATCATTTGCTGCTTTGAAAATAGAACAGCTTGACACATTTGATCGAGTACACTCTGACCAATAACTGTGTTAATTAAATAGTTTAAGTCTTTTTTAAGCATCATAGTCTCCTAACCAGTTTCGCTTATTATAATAATAATATATGCGTTTTCGCATACATTACAAGTAAAAAAAGACACTTTTTAGAAAATAACCTGTCACACTCAAAGGCATAACCTGTCACCCTCTGAAAAATCTACTAGACACTTACTAGACACTTTTATGCTTTTTGGGGGTAAATTTGACCTAATTTTTAAGTATGAGTTAAGTACCAAATAGGTACAGATTAGGTAAGGGTGTTCTAAATTAGATAATGTTTTCAATGAGTTATTTGCTAAGTCATTGTATTTACTACCACAATCCATTAGAGGAAAAGTGGTGAGCGCGACAGGATTCGAACCTGTCAACTTGGCTTGTAAGCCATTGAAAACACTACATTTATTTTTAGGTACAGACGTTTCAAGATTCATAAAAAAATCCCTTTCACAAAGAATCTTATTTACAACAAAACTATAAGTCAAATTTTATATTTACAGACGATTCTTGACCTGTCACCCTATGCTGTTTTCTTCTTAACTTTCTTTGCAGTCTTAGCAGCTAACTTAAAAGATTTATTAGTTGGTGCGCCTTTTGATCCAACCTTACGCATTTTCTCTGGTGTTTTACCTGCTGCTTTTTGTCGCTTTATTCTTTTTCTTTTTGCATGAATGTTGGCATATAAGCCTGGTCGTTTAGCCATTACTTTTTACCCTTACCAATTTTATTCATCTTAATTTTTTTGACACCTTTTTTCTTTGGTGGTCTACCCTTTTTAGTTCCATAAGTTCCACGACCCATTGGCATTAGCTTTCTCCTTTGTTAGTTAACATTTCCATCTACGTCTTGCAGCTTTCCCTCTTGGCCCTGTCCAACTCTTAGACCTTGCACAAAAAGACTTTCTTCTCTTAGCATCTTTACTGCCTGGCTTAACTTTACCTGTTACTGGTGCTTTTAATTTACTGCCTGTGGCTTTGTTGTATTTGGCTCTACCTTTTGCTGTTAGACCACCACCTGCTTTAACAGATAGTTTTTCGCCCCTACCAACAGATAGATTTACAGGTTTCTTTTTCCTAGATTGAGCCATGTAATGATCTCATGCGTTTCACTAAACGACCTGCTCTATTTGGAAGTTGCTTATAGTAATTGGAGTCAATCATCTCATCGGCTGCTTTGTTCCAATCCCTAGCATCGACACCTGCTTTCATACCTACAAACTTTTTTAGTCTAGGATAACCAAGATTAAACATCATATTAGCTATGATTAGCTGTGCTTCTTCTGGTAAGTAGTTGAAGTCATCATATAATAATTCACAGTCACTTATGACTAATTCAATGTCTTTATTAAAACAGTCTTTAACTCTTTCTTCTGATACTTCTGTGCCAACTTCCATATCATTTTCTGGGTCAGTAGCTTTACATAAGTG